TGTAGGGGTCGTGCGATGATTGAGGAGACGAAGACATATGTGGAAAAAAACTTCCCTGGTGCAAAGGTGCGATATGGCGACACTGATTCGGTTATGGTCGAGTTTGATGTTGGCGATCGCAAAGGGAAGGAAGCTATCGAGTACAGTTGGGAGTTGGGTGAGAGGGCTGCCGAAGAGTGCTCTGCTCTTTTCAAAAAACCCAACAACTTGGAGCTTGAAAAGGTGTATTGGCCATATTTTCTCTACTCAAAGAAGCGCTACGCTGCCAAATTGTGGACAAAGGGGAAGGATGACCAGATGCACATGGACTACATAGACATCAAGGGGTTACAGGTTGTTCGTAGAGACAACACACCACATGTAAGAGAAGTCTGTAAAGAACTCTTGGATGTCGTTCTCGATGCTCCTGACACAGGTCCGCCTATGGAACTCGCGAAAGAGAGGGCGATTGAACTTCTTTCTGGTGATGTCCCAAATGAAAAACTTGTGTTGAGCCAATCTCTTTCTGACAACTACAAGGTTCATGGTGAAAATGTATCCGTGACTGGTCCTCGAATCGGTGAAATTAATCAGGCACATGTGCAGGTTGTTCATAAGATGCGCGAAAGAAAGCCTGGGTCGGAACCACAGTCCGGTGATCGCGTTCCATACCTCCTGACAAAGACGGGTGATCCTAAAGCTAAAGCTTTCGAAAAGTCCGAAGATCCCAAGTATGTGGAGGAGAATAATATCCCAGTCGATTATCACTATTATTTCGTGAACAAGTTCTTGAACCCCGTGTGTGATCTACTCGAGCCTTTGTTTGACGATCCAAAACAAGAAATTTTTGGAGAAATCATCTCCCAACACAAACCCAAAAAGAAGGAGACTGGTCCAGCGCTGAGCGGTATGAAAAAGGAACAACTCATCGAAGAGTGTAAAAAGCTTGGTCTCGATCACAGTGGAAAGGTTGCAGAACTTCGTGATCGTATTAAAGAATCAAGGGTTCCGAAAACTAAATCTATTCAAGACATATTTAAAAAATACGAGCAATCAACTAATAAGGAATGACTTTACACAATAAAATTGTCGATCTGGTTGAACAGGAAGTTAATGAGCGTGTGAGTACTTTACTGGGTGAATATGCTGAAACCATTTCTAAAAAACACGCGATTTCACTTGACATGCTCTTAAGAGATCTTCCCTCTATCGCGAATGTGTCATTGTGCAAGGGTACAAAGTCGAATGGGCAGCGTTGTCTCTTCAAAGGAAGTGAGACTGGTTATTGTAAACATCACACGATTCAAGGTGAAAAATTGAGACATAGATCTCTCTCGAGTTCAAACCTACATACACATGGTCCGGAAGAAATGTATGTTAGAGGGTGTCCGGGGTGTGAAAATTCAAAGGGGCTTATAGATTTGGGGTCAGTATTGAGTAATGAGTAAAAGTGGTATCCTACTAACATCAATCAATTCATTCTACAATCAAGAGGAAAACCGAACTAAATTGCTAAACATTCTTGACAAATCAAGTGGAATCTCTCTACGAAACTTGGAATGGTTCATCACAAATTATTCCAAAAAGAATAACATTTCATACACGACGAAAGATGGAAAGTATTTCACAGTGCACTGTGCATACAAGTCGAGTTTAGATGGGTACAGTAAAAAACTCTTCGACCCCTTCTGTAGGTCTGAGAAGTTTGCGTATACAGTTCCTGGAACATCTCACGAAATTCAGACAACTTTGGCACAGTTGAATTTCATCAAATGGTGTATCAAGAATAACATCATCGACTATATTTCTATGAATAAAGGTTCACTGTTTAGTAAGCAACAGACATAAATCCGCGATCAAAGACGAATGTTTGGTATCCCGTGTAATACATCTGCAAAGAGTACGTTTTAGTGGTCACATCGACCAATGATCCTTCCCGTGTATCGAGTTTCACTTCTATAGACGTTTTTTCTGACTGTATCTGACTAAAATCCAAGTTTCCCGATGGTTCCACATTGATAGGATTCATCGAGAAGCTGTATGTATAGATATTTCTATAAGGTCTTGAAAGTCTGTTTCTGAAAGGGATGAGATACTTGTAATAACTATGATTTGTCTTTGAAACATTTGGTAGTTTGTTTCCGTTGATGTAAAAACTCGCATTTTCCATGATCGGCTCAAAGAATGTTTGTATCTCGTCAAAGTTTACGTTTGAAGAAAAGTTGAAACGATTTTGGGAATAGTAGTTTTCGGGATTACTTGGATCACCGATGGCTACATCTTCATTCTCATACACAGTGTTTCGTAAGAACCAGTGAATACACTTGACTGGAATGTTCGGTACTAAGTTTGTTCGAACGATATCTTTACCAATTTCACTTACGGTCGTGGGATGCTTCCGAACGAGATCTGTAATGAGGGTTTGTCTTTCATTCGCTAGATATTTTCGTTCTTCCGCATTCACCGTAATTTCTTCAGTGATGAGTTTAAATTCACTGAGTTCTATGAGTTGTGTTCTATCTGTAAAAAATGATTGTTTGTGGAAATCTAATTCAAACACAATATTTTGTCTATGTATCGCACACACAGGGAAATAGGGACGATTTGGTTTATTTGAAGAATATTCATCACTCGAAAACTTTCTCGAAAAGAAAAAGTGAAGAGGAATCATAAGATCCGAATCGTATTCGGCGAGTGCTGGGTAAAGAGTTGAATCATCGTAGCCTATGTTTCTATTAACAAGAAATCTATTCGCAACCTTCTCGGAAACTTCTAAATAAAGTTCATCATAGATTACACCCCAATCATCGTGAATCTTTTCAACTTCCAAGTCATCTACATACATCGTGATACTTCTGAGAATGTGACGCCCCAGTTGGTCTGCGTAGTTTCCAACAGTTGGACTCCGAAGCCCGGGCATTTTTACACTCAACCACATATTACTCAAAAGATCACCCATATTTTGGGGATTGAACTCAACTTTGATCGTCTGTCCAAATGGCCAATTTGGAACACCGGCAGGGTTAACAACGTTCCGCGATCTGTGATATTTCCTAAACTCCGAGTGTACTTTATCCTCTTTGTAATTAAAGAATGAATCTTCTGGGTCTTTGGAAAGAAGGTGTGTATCCTGCTTTCCAATAGCTTTGAGGGAAATTTTAGCAGCCTCACCCATATCTACTTACTGCTCACATATTTTTAATATCCGTTTTCCACATTGTCACATGACTCGTCTTAAGCATACGCTCTAGATCAATGTTGGCCTGCTTCGCTTCATCCATGAGTGCCTTGACGCGCTCTTCCGTATACTCGACTGTCTTGGTGTTTAGGAGGTAGTCCCAGTTTCCATCAATCTTGGGAAAGTACCTAGACATCTCCTGTTCGAGATCCTGCTTCTTCCTCTTGAAGACCACCAACTTCTCCTCAATCACCATAGAGACAAACTTCGACTTGTGCCCACACATCTCAGCCCTCTTTTCAAGGACATCGATGAGGTGTGCCTTCCTCTTCTTATAGTGCTCAAGGCGCAACTCTACAAAGTCTCGAAGAATCTCTTCGGGGGTTGTGTACCTGTGAATACCTCGAGTGGGGTGGAACAGATGCATGTTTGATGTGTGAAAAGTCTTTCGCATTTTCAAGTCTTTGATGAGATCCTTTCCCGAGTACCCAAAGATTTCAAAGTCCACATCCTCCGTGGTACTGTTGTTCGTGTAGTTCGTAATCNTCTTCTTCTCCATTAGGGTATCCAGATACTCCTTATAATCTTGGGTCCAACGACCCGGGGGAAGTTCTGTCACTTTGAGCCTAGAACCAGTGTCTCTCCATATACCTTCAGTCACCCAAAGACCTCCCTCATCCTTGAACACTTTACCCTTGAAACCCCTGAACCATGGTTTCATGGGTACAAGCTCTTCACCACCTAGGATCTTCTTGATGTTTTCCTTGATGTCATCGGGGTTGAAGGGTGGTACATAGCAACTGAATCCCGTCCCAATCCCTTCCGTCCCATTCACAAGAACCATGGGAAGGGTAGGCATGTAAAAGTCTGGTTCGATTGAGCGACCATCATCGTCCAAGTAATTGAGGATGGCATCATCCTTGGGATCGAAGAGTTTTCGAGCCTCCCTCGTGAGCTTCGTGAAGATGTACCTCGTTTGAGACGCATCCTTACCACCCATGAGTCGTGTACCGAACTGACCACAAGGTTCAAGAAGATTGATGTTGTTCGAACCTGTGTAATCGTTCGCTAACTTCACAATGGTTTCTGCAAGGGAAACTTCACCGTGGTGGTAGGCACTCTTTTCAGCCACATAAGCCGCCAACTGTGCCACCTTCATTTCATCACGAAGGTTCTTCTGGAAACAGGAGTACATAACCTTACGCTGGGAAGGTTTGAGTCCATCCGCCACATGAGCGATGGAGCGCTTGAGGTCTGCGAGACTGAAATTCACCAGGTCCTTGTGTACAAAGTCAGTGATATCTAACTGCTTCACATCACCATACGGAACCTCGAGTTGACCAGCCTCCTTGGCAGTGCTCTCGAGAAGCCACGACTTGCGTGCATCCGCCTTCTTTTTGTCGAAAGCAAGAATGATAGAGTCGTCTGTCATCATGTCTACATCAAACTTCACAGTGAGGTCTTGAATTTTCTTGAAGTACTCACGAGCCTCGGCTGAGGTAGAAGTACCCAAACCCTTGTAGTACTTGATTTTCCACCCCTGTTTCCCCGAACCATACCATGTACGGAAAGCTGAGTCGGTGTAGAAAGACTTGGTGTCAGAACCCTTCGTAGCCTTAATGATTGGTGTCACCATTGAGACCACAAAGTTCAACTTGAGGAGGCTTGGCCAGAAGTAGTGAATCATGTTGAGGATGAGACCCTTGATGTGGGACCCATCATTATCCGCATCTGTCATAATCATGAGGCGACCATATCGAAGTTCGGAGACATTCGTGTACTCCTTCCCTTGTTGGAGACCCAAAATCTTCTTGAGATCGTTAAACTCTTGGTTGGAGGTCAACTGTGCCACCGAAGAGTCCCTCACATTCTTGCACTTGCCACGGAGAGGGAAGACACCATAATGATCTCGACCCACCACAGAGAGGCCAGCGACAGCGAGAGTCTTCGCTGAGTCACCCTCCGTCACGATGAGTGTACACTTCCCAGATTGAGCCGTTCCAGCCTTGTTCGCGTCATCCAGTTTGGGGATACCAGTAATCTTAGACTTTCTGGCTCCATCAGTCTTCTTGAGTTCCTTCATCTCCTTGAACTTTGAGAGCGCCGTGAGTTCATCGGCGATGCCCGTCTTAAGAACATTCTTCACAAAGTTTTTGGGAGGTTCAAACTTTGAACCAAACTCTTGGGACTTCGATGTACACTCAGACTTGACCTGACTCGAGAAAGTTGGGTTCTCGAGGGTTGCCTTCACGAAGATGGTAAAAGCGTTCTTCACCTGTTGAGGCTTCAACTTAATCTTCTTCGCCATGTCATCAATGATTCCGTTGGCGATGTGGTTAGCGACATGGTCGACATGAGTGCCACCCTTCATGGTAGAGATGCCGTTGACGAAAGAAACCTGCTCGAGTCCATTCTCAGAGGGTCCAATGCACACCGACCAACGGTCTCCAGTCACAGAGGCAACTTCTTGAACACCTTCATGCATTTTGGCATAGGCTTCAAAGTTTTGTTTGGGGAGAACATCACCGTTGAACTTCACTTTACAGTTTTGAGTCGTACAGATGTTTGCATCCCAAACACGTTTCTGGAAAATGTTGTAGATGGTATCGTCCATCTTGGACATCCCAAACCGTTTCCAGTCTGGGGTAAATGTGATAGCAGCCGATGACGTGGCACCCGAGTGTTTTTTGATTTTTGGTGGGTCGCAGATAGTCATGTTCTTTGACCACTTCTGGGTATAAGTCTGCTTCGTCTCATGATCCTTGATCGCGATTGCAAAATCGCTCGAGTAGATGTTCGCCAACTTGGCACCGTAGCCATTGCGACCTCCAACAATCCTTTTTTGAGTGTCATCATAGTTGGTACTTGTAAGGAGATGTCCAAACACAAGTTCAGGGTTCCAGAGACCCTCTTTCTCATGCATACGAACACCGATACCACCGAGAGGTCCATTATTCTCGATGGTCACGGAACCCGTTTCCTTATCGATGGCGACGGAGATGGAACTGACCTGTTTGGGGTGGAGGGAGTTGCGGTCGATGGCGTTGACGAGGATTTCATCAAAGATTTTCAAGAGGGCTGGGGAATACTTCAAGTTCTTCTTGGTGAAAGTAGAACCATCGAGGATCCAGTAGGGTTCGGTACCCTGCTCAACTGGACCGACATATGAGTCAGGTCTCTTGAGAATGTGTTCGATGTGGGTGAGCTTTTGGACACTCTCCATACTTTCTTGGATGTATTACAATAAATGTCTCTAACTTAGGCTTCCTTTTCTATAAAATTATTCACAAAATCCAACATATATGAAATTGCTTCCTCACTCGGTACGATTTTATCAAAATTCTTTTTTGCCGACTCTTCTACAATCCCCACCTTCGAACCATTGATCAGCATCTGATGCTGATCAATGTCGACCCCAAATTGTCTGGCGTGTTCGTTGTTGTGTAGGATGAGTTGTGTATTTTGGTGATTGAATACTTTGGCCAAAAAACGAGCGATCTCATTTGGATCCTTCAGATGTTTTCCTTCACATCTGGGATACCATTCATCCAAGACGAAATTATCTTCACATAGTTGATGATACTTCTTATCGAGCACTTCTTGGGGTAAAATACCACGAAAGGTCTGTCTGAACCGATTTTCAAGGAAAGTGTGGTACTCGTGTATGGGTAGTCCAACAATTAATTTCGAGTAGACTGGGTTATTTACGATACTCTTTTTGCGAAGGTTAAGTGCCTCATTAGTAAGTCTTCTCCAGAAAGTTTTAGATCTGTGGATAGGACATCGACAGTCAGAGACATGCTCACTACAAGGAATTCCATATTTAGACCTGTTCGCGTTGTAAGAGTGACGGCATAGGGGTCTTGTACTTCGACCATCAAAATACTTCGTGATCAGTTCTGGTTCTGGTTCTGGTTCTGGTTCTGGTTCTGGTTCTGGTTCTGGTTCTGGCTCAGTTTCTAAATCGTGTATGTCACAAAACAATTGAAGTTCCTTCTTCAAGATTTTGATCTCCATCTGAACCTTGAAAAGATTCACATACTGATTGAGAGCTTTGCCACCGTAAGAAATTGACTGGAAACCGTTATCGGTTTGAATCTGGGGGGTTATGCGCCGTTTGAATTTCAGGGAAAAGTTCGAAGGATTAGGGTAAGTTTCACCGTTCCAAATAAGTCTCCCGTCCTCATCAAGATCTATGTGGACAGTCACACTTTTATAGCTCATGGCCAATGCTCTTGGACCGGGTGAAACGATACCCGCATCGATGAGATCTTTCAGGGTGGTCTTCATTTTTCTTGGATGTATTACAATAAATGTTTCTAACTTAGGTTAAATTTAAAAATAAACATCCATACAAAATATATGCTCACCCTCGCATCTGTTCAGCCTACCGTCAAACTCGAGAAGCGTATCAACAAGGTGGTCGTCAAATCAGCTGTGAATGTTATTGACAGGGTTTACAAGGATCGGGACTATGCCCGGTTTTATGTCCTCGAGACGGTCGCCCGTGTTCCATACTTTTCATTTGTCTCAGTTTTACACTTGTATGAGTCCCTAGGTGTGTGGCGAAAGGCTGACTTCTTGGAGACACACTTCGCACAGACAATGAACGAGTACCACCACCTTCTCATCATGGAAGACTTGGGTGGTGATGAGCGCTTTGTTGACAGATTTTTCGCACAGCACTCAGCCTTTGCATACTACTGGTTGACATGCCTTCTATATGTGGTGTCACCGAGGATGGCCTACAATCTCTCTGAACAGGTGGAGGAACATGCCTATCATACCTATGATGAATTCCTCAAACAAAACAAAGCGAGTCTCTCCCTTGAGAAACCACCAGCTGTGGCTGCCAACTATTACGACGATGTCAACAACTTGTATGATGTCTTCGTCAACGTTCGCAATGATGAAGGTGATCACGTGAAGACGATGCAGGACTGCCAAAACTTTCTTGAGGTAAAGTAAGAGATGTACCTCTACCTGATAGCCGCCATCTTTGTTCTTTTCTTGATGATGCAGAACAAGACGAGGGGTATGAACAAGTCCATCGAGAAGCTTATCCGCCAGTCTGCTCGTTATGCTACTGCAGCGCAACAAGACAAGTCTCCGGTTGTGGCGATTCTTCACGCCAACTACGCGGCGGCGTACCTCTATGCACTCAAGGATATTGCTACCGAGTCCCAAATCCATAACGCTACGGGTATAGATGTCAAGAAGTTCAAGGAGCATGTCATCAATGTTCAGGATAGTGTTACTAAGAAGACTACAGAAACATGTCCCGATTTCGCGGGTCAGGTTGATATTTACCTGGCTGAAATCGGAGGAGAAGCCTAAGTGGAGATGTAAAAATGTAAAAATCAAGAAATCAAAAATGGAAGTTATCCGTGATCACCTTTGGGACCGTTGCCTCGCTGATGCGGCTAAGATGTACCGCATCAGCGAGCCAGATGAAAAGTGTGTCAAGCTTGCGAACGCAACTTGGATCATGAAGAAGAAGTACCTCGAACACGAGAAGAAGAAGGATGACCGACAGATCATCGTGATTGACAAGCCTCCCGAGGTGGTGAATGAGCAAAGGAAAGCAAAGAAGACCTGTTGTGCGACGACAATGACTGGGAAACCGTGTACATTCAAGGCTGTGTGTGGAGACTACTGCAAAAAGCACAGTGTAAAGCATGCGCAGTTGGGGATGAAGGTTGATGTGAGCAAAATTAAAATCAACGACTAATAGAAAGATGATGTTAGACCAAGAGAGTCTTAGACCTGTAATAATAGCGATGGCACTTTACATCACTATACTCACTATCGTTCCTCGTGTAGCTAAAAAGCCCACTGGTATCCAAGTCATTGACGATCTTGTGATGACTATAATTTCACAAAAGGGATCAATGATGAGTGGAACCATTCTCATTGGCCTAATTGTCCTCGCCACCAATTACATTCAGGATGAACTCCTTTAAAACATTCTCTCGTCCCACTAGTTTCTTTGTGTGTTCATGGTCCATCGTGCGAACATGATTCTCATAGGCGTGTCTCATGAACTCCAAGAGTTGGTCAAAGTTTGGCTTACCCCAAGTCATACCTTTTTTGAAGAGGAAATCATCCTGCTCCAACTCTTGAAGTTCACAATCAATCGTATAAGGTGTTTTCACATACTCTGACGCCCCACCATAGTTTGTGATGATCACAGCTTTATCACGAAGTGCGGCCTCGACGGCACCCATACCCACACCCTCGGAATGAGAGAAGTTTACATAACAATCACAGCGTTCATGGAGTTGATCCATCTCTTCATCCGTGAGTAAACCATTGATGACTTCAACCCTGGGAAGTTGAATGTGTACGTCCGTCTTAGCGGTGGCTTTTATGACCAGGCGTGTGTTGGGTTCATTCAGGCGAATGAAAGCTTGAAGAACATCACGAAACTTTTTGCGAGGATCCATGATATTACCGATGTGGTAAAACGTGTATGGCTTTTCACGGGGTTGTGGAATGTGTGCATGAATCAGGTAGAACTCGTTATCTGGAAACTGTCGGGAGAGAACTCTTTTGCAGAATTCACTTGGCACTGCGATCCTTTTGAACTCTTTCATGATGAGGCCATAGTCTTCATGAACGGTTTCAGTTTCACACACAGTCATGCAGGCGAGATTTTTTACCCGCGTTTTCGCATACTTGATATACTCCAGGTGATGTTTAAGTGGGAGTGTAAAAACTAAACCATGTTCACTCTCAGGGAGTTTGCTACCGAATACATGATAGTGGGAATCCGGAAGAAACAACTCCACGTACTTTTTTGCATGGTGACCGATACCCGTGTTTAGTTCAGGACCGATCACAATCATTATGTTTAAAGATAATCTTTCTTTTATGTATAGTACAATGGAATCTATTCGCACAGAAATTGAACAGGAGTTGAAGCGCACTCGCCTCGATAAGGGTCGTCTTTACACCCTTCTTCTCAAGATGGTTGACAACTGTGGCACTGGTGGTGG